ACGCTCGGCGAGGAATGCGAGGAGGTTGATGTGCCCCACATCGGCGGACTCGACCGAAGCGAAGGTTCGCATGAACGAAGTCTTCGCCATGTTTTCCCATTGGTCGATGATCCACGGAGTCACCGGGTATGTCCCGGCGATCCCGTCGATGTGCTGGACGGAGATCTGAAGCTTCGGGATCATGGGGTCATGTGCTCGCGATGACGAGCGATCCTCCGGTGAATTGAGCGGTCGTTGTCGCGACGGAGCCCAGGCCGCCGTCGATGCTACTGAAGCTCTCGAGGAAGGCCCCGGTCACCGTATAGCGCCTGTTGGTGGCAGAGACCGCGCCAGTCATCGGGATCATCACGAGAGTCGTGGTCGATCCGACGAGTGCCTCGAGAGTGGCGGTCGTTTCGCCGGCCGCCTGGTCAAGCTGGAACTCGATGTCCACGGTGACCGATTCGAGGCCGCCTTGAAACTTGCGAGCGGTGTCCGCCTGAGTTGTGACATCCTGGCTCTCTTTTGCGCGTGTGAGCACACATGAGACCACTCTGTCGTCGAGGTTCACCGAGTTCACGGTGACCTGGGTCATGGGAATGTATTGAGCCATTAGCTACTCCTCTGGTTGAGCTTTCGGCCGGGTGGCCTTCTTGTCACATTCTATGTGACCCGATGCGATGAGGGCGTCGATGTTCACACCGGCGTCCTCTAGTTCGGCTTGTGACACGGTAGAGCCAGGCTCTCCGAGTGCGATTTTGTGGATGATTTTGTAACTATCCATGAAGGACCACCTCGTATTGGTACGCGAAGTATGTGACGCCGGCGACCTCGATGGTGATCGGTGCCGCGCGGATGACTCGAAGCGTCGCGAGCGCTCCCGAGAGTGTTCGATCTGTTTCGAGTGCGGCTTTGATAGAGCCAGCTCCCGATCCAGCGAGGAAGCCGTCGAGCTTGTCCTGGGCTCCTCTGTCGTTCATTCGTGACACGATGACGAGAACATCGACTTCCCCCATGTCGAGGCCGCGGTTCTGTGCTTCGTCAAAGGTGATCGTGATGTTCCCGACGACGGCACACGGGGCCGGAACCTGATCGGGCACATAATCGAAGACGCGAGTGACGACCGTCGAGAGGGCGGTCTTCAAGTTTGCGCGAACGGTTGAGGGGATCACGCGAAGAACTCCCGCTTGTAGGCGCGGACCATCGCGGTGATGTCGCGGCCGAGTGGGGACATGCGGATCGCGCCGAGCTCGGAAAGTCCGAGGACTCCGCCGATGGAGTCTTTCCGCTTGTAGAGATCCGCGGAGAGGATGAGCGTCGCCTGGTTGATGTCGTCGGGTACTGAAGGCCATCCCCAGCGGGCCGTGACTTCGACCTGGGGTCGGTAGTTAGTCGGGAGAGAGAAGCACGGCCATCCCCAGCGGGCCGTGACTTCGACCTGGGGTCGGTAGTTAGTCGGGAGAGAGAAGCTCTCACCGGACACGATTGTGATGTAGTTCCACGGGCGACCCTTCGCGGCGGCGTTCACCGGTTCGGTGATGAAGTCCGTGTTTACGACGAGAGTCGTCTGATAGACGCCGGCGGAGTTCGGGTCGGTCTTGACGACGAGTCCAGAAGTAGATCCGAAGTCATCCACGAAGACACGGAGAAGATCGCTCGGGCGATAGGTGCGAGCCGATGCCGATGAGTCGAGATAGAAGCGGCGGTTCGCGATGCGGTCGATGGAGCGGGACGCGGCCTCGACGATGTGCTCGAGGAGCGTGTCTTCCATAGAGTCCTCGATCTTGAGGTAGCTCTTCAGCTCGGCGAGTGTCGCGTATCCATTCGAGATGGCCATCTATCGCTTCTTTCGGGTTGTGGGCCTCTTAGGTGCTGGAGCATCTTTCGCGGCCTTCTGGGGCTTCTGAGATGCTTCTGGCTTGATCGTGGGGGTGCTCGCCGGCTCAGTCAGCACATCCTCGAGAGGCGTGACACCATCCGAGTGACCGAGCCGACGGAGCTCTGCTTCGACGAGCTTCGCACGATCGACGAGACCGCGGCGGCGGTAGCCGTCGAGCTCGTGTTCGTATGCGGCGATGAGTGCGTCGATGTTCATGTGAACCTTCCGACGGCCCGAGGATGTGCTCCCGGGGCCGGTAGGCGGACCGATTAGGCCCAGTTGGATGTGATGAGGCCGGTGCCGGTGATCTTGGAGAACGCCGTCGGGTACTTGCCGGCGGAGTATGCCGAGAAGCCGAAGAGGATCGTCCGGATCGCGTTGGTGCCTGATGGCTCCTCGAAGCGAACGAAGAGCGGGTTCCCGGAGTTGTCTTCCCAGAGGTAGCTCTCGCGGAAGTCTCCAACGATGACCGCGGTCTCGTTCGTGCCGGTGCCGAGGTTGGTCGGCATGTTCGCGTCAGCGACCACGGGGATACCGAGGATCTGAAGACCGCCGCCGAGGTAGTCGGGACGGTCGAAAGTTGCGGCCGCGTTCATTGGGTTGCCAGCGGTCGGCGAGAAGATCGGCCGGTTCGTGGTGTCAAGTGCGCGGAGCCAGCATCCGATGAGGCTCGGGTGCGCGACGATGTGAGTCGCCGCTCCGAAGAAGTTCGTCGAGATTGAGGTGATCGCTTCGACGAGCTTCGGATAGAACTCTGCCCATGTTGCGCTCGCGTCGGTGTATGTGACCGAGCCGATGCCGGAGGTGTTGAGGATGCCTCGGTGGTTAGGAGCTGAGCCGTCACCGTTGAGGATCTGTCCGTCAAGGAGTGAGTGGTAGGAGCGGATGCCATCGCCGAGGAGCTGGTCTTCGACGCCTACACCGCGGAGCGATGCCTGCTTCGAGAGATCCCACATCGACTGGACGGTCCGCACATTGACGGTGAGGAGGGTGTCATCTGGATCGGACTCAGTAACGGCGGTTCCTTCTGTTGCCGCGTAGCTGGTAATTCCCGTAGTCAAGCGGCCGAGATTGACCGTCATGCCCACGCCGGGTAGCGGAGCGTTTACGGAGATGTCAGCGGTCGGACGGCCAGCGCGACGAAGTGGCGCGAACTGATCGACGAGGTACTGAGGTACTACGAGGCCGGAGAAGTTAGCGGTCCCGGAGTCACGCTTTTCGAGGCGGACTTCGTTCTGGTAGCGCTGGATGCGCTCGCGGGCTTCGTAGCTTCCGCCGAACTCGGCCGCCATAGCGTCCGCGAGGAAGTCATGTCCGGCGCGTTCGTGATAGGTGGCTTCTTCTGAGATGACGCGAGTCGGAGCGGCTGAGCGTGTCTCGACTTTTTCGCCTTCGACAGATGCGGCGAGGTTCGCGGCTTTTGCCTTGCGGACTTCGAGGTCTGTGATCTGTTCGATGCGCTCGTCGAGCTTTGTCATCTCAAGGGTGAGGGCTTGGATGTTTGCGACTTCGATGTCTGTGACATCGCGAGCCTCGTCATGTGCTCGTGTCAGAGTTGCCTCGATGAGGCTCTGCTTTGAGTCACGGTTTTCGTGGAGGGTTTTGAGGAATGCGTTCACGGTGTTCTCCCGTTGTCTAGCTGGTTGGGTTTTCCGGGGTGTCGTCCTGGATCCGGAGAGGGTGTCGCGAGTGGCGAGGTGCTCGTATCCGGCCGGCGAGGTGTCGGTCTGGTTGGAGTTTATCTCTCGCGGCGAACCTTTGCGAGTATCTGTTCGACGAGTGCGCGGTTCGTCATTTCGTCGGCGTGGTCGATGAGGGTGTCGATCTCGTCTTCTACATCGTCGTCGAGGTCGTCTTCGTCTTCTGAGATGTTGAGCGCGGCCAGCTGGTCTTCAGCTTGTGCTCGTGTTCGGTGGCATCCTTCGACTTCACCGTTCGAGTCTTTGACGACGGCGAAGCCTTCACAGTAGGGAGAGTTGTCTTCGATGTGCCACGGCATCGTCTTAGTCTCCCTGGACTAATACCGAGACAATCGGCGTCCCGGTTCCAGCAATGGCGAAGAGCGTCTCGTTCATCGGCACCTCGAGCGTGACGATGCCGTTCGCGTTGTCAATTTTGAGACCGGTCAAACTTGTGACGCCTTCCGGTCCGACATAGATCGTCGCCGATGTCATCGGATGAACATAGACGCGACGAGTGAGCGGTTCGGCGGTCACGATTGCGGTGGCGGTGGTGGCGTTGAGCTCGATGTGAGAGCTCTTCATCGACGGACTCCTCGGAGGATCTCTTCGAGTGCGTCGAGGTTCGGGGTGCTTGATTGGTCGCGAACTCCGACGACGGAAGCGGCCGCTCCGTATGCCCCGAAAGTCACCGCGGACACTTCGGCGAGGTGCGCCAGCTGGCGCTCGACGACTCCATCCTGGCGGCGCTTGTCCTTCAACGGTGAGAACCCGATCGAGAGCTCAGAGAGAGCTCCGTCACGGATCAGAGTGAGGACTTCCGAGCCGCGCTCGGTGTCTGAGATCCGAAACTCGCCATAGAGACCGGCTTCATCTTCGCGGAGAAGTGTCGCGCGGCCGATCGGGAGAGCGCTGGCGTCATGGCCGACGAGGAACTTCACACGATGCGAAGCTCTCACGACATTCGAGAACGCTCCACGGATAAAGACCTCGGAGAGGTTCGCGTTTATCCGTTGGACGACCCCATAGGGGACACAGATCCCGCACACGGTCCGGCCATCGCCGGCGGTGCGAACTTCGAGATCTGTCTCATAGGCGCGGGTTTCGATGGTCATGTCATTCCTCCGTGGTGAGTGGTGGTCGGTTCTCGAGAGATCGGACTTCTTCGATGGTGAGGAAGCCGTTCGAGAGTGCGATCTGGTGCGCCTGGTAGCGCGTAAGTGTGTCGGCTCGAAGGAGTCCGTCATACTCGAACTTAGCGACGGTGCCGCGCGGGAGGTAGTCGGTGAAGACCGCCTCGATGCGGGTCGTCAGAGGAAGGAGAGTCCAGCGGAGATACTCGAGACCCTGGGTCTCTAGGTTCGAGTAGGTCCGGTTCGAGTTCGGCGCTCCGACATAGTGACCGGGGAGGCCGACGATGTTCGCCGCGTCTCCTTGTGCCTGAAGTCTGGCTTCGACGAGCTGGGAGTCGTTCGCGTTCGCGGTGAGCGGTTCGACATCTGTCTCGGCATTCATGACCGCGGGACGGCGTGAGCGGCCGCCGTAGGCCTCCATCCAGCGAAGCTTGAGAAGATCCGCTTCTTCTGCCGTGAGGTCGGGGTTCTTTGACTTGATGACATAGCTCGGCATGGTGCCGCCGTCGAAGTAGCGCGAGGCGTACTCCATGACGGCGATCGCCGCTCCGATGCCTTGACGCTGGGCCGCGATGATGCCGATGCCGGCGACCTCTCCGGGGAGGCTGAAGCCTTTGACATGGAAGATCTCATCGGACAGATACTCGCGCTCGTCGATGCGGAAGACTTTCTCTCCGTTCCGTCGTTCGATGGTGACGCGCTCGGGGTTCACCGGATAGATGCTCTCGGGATAGCCAGACGGTCCGGGCTCTCCGAGGATTGCGACATAGTTCCCGTGAATGACGAGAGCGGCCGTCATCGCCGAGATCGTTTCTATCCTGGTCTCGAGAGGGTTCGGCCGTTCAAGGAGACGCGGAGTCGGGCTCACTTGTGTGTCGCCTTTGTAGGCGTGAAGAGGAAGCACACCGGCGGAGTCTGAGACCATCGTGACCGCTCGCCAGATCGCCGGCACCGAGAGAGTCGTCTCGGTGTCTACATCGACGCCGGAATAGGTGTCCGTGAATGTGCGGGTGACGCGGCCATAGGGATCGACGATCGCGGAGCGGACTTCGGGTCGAGCCTTGAGGAGGCGGTTCAGCATGTCTAGCTCCTCTCGGCGGCGACGCCGAACGCGACAAGCGCGACGCCGGCGAAGCCGAGGCCGAGCGGGATAGTGATCATCGAGAGACTCATAGAGACCATGATAGTCCCGATGGCCTGGAGGGTAGTGGGTAGGTGCTTCTTCATTAGTAGATCGCGCTTCTCTTTGTTTCTGGTCCTTGTCGGTTCGTGGCGTGATGATAGGCGATAGTTGCCGAGAAGAGTGGCGTCAGATCCGCCTCGTCTACTGTGCGCGACCATAGCCAGCCCGATGTCATCGTCTTCTTCCGCGCCGACTTGAGAGCCAGCTCCAGCATCGGATGAGGGCGGATCCTTATCGCGTCATCGAGTACAGCGTCATAGAAGACCCCACAAGCCGACACCATGTCGCGGAATGAGTACCTCGTCACGGGGATCCCCCCAGCCTCGAGACGATCGACGAGAGAGTTCGCCGGCGAGTATCCATCGACGACGAGCGCTCCTTTGTGCTGGCGGTAGAGCTGGACCGCGCGATCGACGACCCACGAGACACCGGGTCGGTGTTCGATGAGTTCGACTCGACCGGTCTCGTCGGACACGGAGATCGAGGCGTGAGCTCGATCCATTGAGACATCTATCCCGAAGGAGAGCTTCCCCGTCGGGACGGTCCCCTGGTCGAGGACTCGATGGATGAGCTTCTCGGGGATAACGCTCTCCTCGAGGTGTGTCCATTGGCAGAGATACGCGCGACGAAACTCACCTTCGGACATTGTGGCCCGGGCGTGTCGGATGGCGTTCTCGTCGATGGTGTATCC